ATGCGCATAATCAGCGGAAAATACCGCGGGCGGGCAATCAATCCTCCCCGCAATCTACGGGCACGGCCCACGACGGATTTTGCGAAAGAAAACCTGTTCAACGTGTTGAACAACCTCGTCGATTACGAACGGACCGACGTGCTGGACCTCTTCGCCGGCACGGGTTCCATCAGTTACGAATTCGCATCGCGCGGAGCTCGCAGCGTAACCTCGGTCGAGATCAATGCCGTACACTACGATTTCATCCGCCGGACCGCCCGGCAGCTCGGAATCGAAAACCTCTACGCCGTCAAAGCGAACGTTTTTCTCTACCTGAAAAGCTGCCCCAAACAGTTCGACCTGATTTTCGCGGATGCGCCCTACGATTTGCCGGCGAGCGAGCAGGTCGTCGGGATGGTGCTCGACAGCGAAATTTTGCGGCCGGGCGGTATCTTCATCTTCGAACATTCGGGCGACAAAGATTTTTCCGCCAGAAAGGAGTTTTGGCAATCAAGGAGTTACGGAAGCGTGCATTTTTCTTTTTTCAAAAAATGAAAAAAAGATTTGGAGATAAGAAAATTTGTATTACCTTTGCATTCGCAATCAGCAATAAGGTGCGTTAGTTCAGCTGGTTAGAATACGTGCCTGTCACGCACGGGGTCAGGGGTTCGAGTCCCCTACGCACCGCAGAACGGAAAAACGAGATGGTTACAGCAACCGTCTCGTTTTCTTTTATTTATCCCCTATCGAGCGGAAAATCAAAACGTTGCACGGGTTACGGATGGCTACATGCGTCGCTCGGAGCCGTGGTTGTGTTCCGTTCCCGGAGACATTCCGGGACACCGAAACGTAACCTATGCGTAACCACGGCATCAACCTGCGCGTAACCTTGCACACGCTTGTCTCGACCATGTCCTCCATTGACTTTACCTGTTTGTCAGTCAAACAGTTGCGTATGACTATTTTTGTACAACGGATAAAATTAAGGTATTGTCATGGAAAAGACAACGAAAAAGGTGCGGCCGAAGAGCGTCGCCGCACGACCAAAAAAAGAGGCGGCCGCCACACGCAAGAGCACATTCGCCATCATCTTCGTACTCCAGAAGGGCAAGGCCCGCGAGGACGGTACGGCTCCCATCGTAGCGCGTATCACGGTCAATCACGAAATGGTGCACTTTGCCACGCGGATGTATATCCACCCCGACCGCTGGCTGCCGAAGGATTACCGCACCGCGGGCAAGAGCCGCGAGGAGAAACAGATCAACGATGCGCTCGATGAACTGCGTGTGCTGATACGACGCCGCTACGACCAGATGTTGCGCGGAGAGGAGACCATCACGGCCGCAATGCTCAAAAACGCCATCACTGGACTCGACCAGAGCGCCTCTACACTTCTGGGCGTCTGCGACCGATTCATCGAGGATTATACCGACCTGCTGCGCACCAAACAGTGTTGTCGCGAGACCTACCTGCGTTACCTGCTTACGCGCAACCGTCTCGAGGAGTTCTTGCGCAACCGCTACCGTATTCCGGACATTCCGGTCAAGGAGATTCAGCCCCGTTTTGCCGCGGAATTCGACCGCTGGCTGCGCATCACCTATCAGTTGACCAACAACTCGACGATGAAACTGATGCGGCAGTTGAAGACCATGCTGCGGGTCGGGCATCTGAACGGCTGGTCGAAGAACGACCCGCTGGGCGGTTACAAGATTCACTTCGAGAAGGTCGACCGTGGCTATCTGACCGATGCCGAGTTGAGTCGTCTCGAGAGCAAGGTTTTCACTACCCGACGTCTGGAGGTCATCCGCGACCTGTTCCTCTTCAGTTGCTACACCGGACTGGCCTACATCGACCTGAAGAATCTCTCCTCCGACATGCTTCAGCGCTGGCCCGACGGCAACATGTGGATAGACACCAAACGGCAGAAAACGAATATTCCGGTACATGTGCGACTGCTGGATACGCCGCTGCGGCTTATTGAAAAGTACAAGGGTTCGGTCAGGGGGAAGAGCCGACTGCTCTTCCCCGTACCGTCGAATCAGAAGGTGAACTCCTACCTGAAGGAGATTGCCGACCTCTGCGGTATCGACAAGGATCTGACATTCCACATGGCCCGCCACACGTTCGCCACGACGGTGACGCTGGCCAATGGTGTACCCATCGAGACGGTTTCGAAGATGCTCGGTCACACGAACATTCAGACAACGCAGATCTATGCCCGAGTGATCGACACGAAGATCAACAACGACATGGAGGCCCTGGCCCGCAAGTTAAATGCCCGCTCGATCATCCGGCAGACCGAAACAACAGCCGTGTAACCTCTCGGGTTACACGGCTACTCTATGCAATCGGGACAAAGTATCCCGTCCGGATAGATGGGAGCCGCTACCTTTATCCCGAAAGAGGATACGGGTATGGCGGAATTCGGCGTGAAATACTGGACGGAGCTGCGGTCGCGGTACAAGGGCGTGCTGTGGCGCGTGGAGATTGCCGAGCGCGGATTTACGGGTACGGCCGAGGAGATGGCTTTCGACGGCGGCACGCCGCTGCAGATCACCTGGGAGAAGCGCGGCGACGAGTTCTACGTTCCGGTCAAGGCCTCGGAGGCAACCATCAACATCCTCTGCCGCGAAAACTTCCGCTACCTTTCACTCTTCACCTCCGACCCGCGGCAGTTCCGGGTCTCCATCCTCCGCAGCGGGCAACTTTACTGGCGGGGTTACGTCACTGCCGACCTCTACTCCGAGGCCTTTGCAGCGCCTCCCTATACCGTCTCGGTTAAGGCCGTCGATGGTTTCAACCTGCTTTCGAGCATCCCGTTCCGCGACTTTGTGCGTATCGGCACGACGGGACGACGCACGCTGTGGGAGTTGCTCTGCGCTTGTACCGATCTATTGGAACTCGATCTCGATATGGCGGACTGGATGGATCTGCATGCCGAGGGCATGGACGAGAATATCTCTCCGCTGCGTCAGACCTACCTCGACCTCGAACGGCTCTACTATGTCTATGAAGAGCCTACCTACCGCGACATTCTTGAGCTTTGCCTGCGGCCGTTTGCCGGGCAGATCTTTCAGTCGAACGGTGCGCTGCATATCCGCCGCGCCGTGTCGCTCTATCGCACGGAGCGTCCGATGAGTTTCTACCGTGTCGGTACGGAATATCCCGTGGGACGGATCATCGCGGGCGGCGGACGGCGACTGGTCATCCATACCGGAGCGCAGGTCATCACCTCTGCCGCACGGGCCGCAGTCGACGGCATGTGGGACGGTGACCTGCATATTCCGGGTGAAGCCACGCTGGACATTGTGCCGGCCCTGCGCCAGGTGACCGTCGATGTGAAGAACAAGAGTCTGCCCAACCTCATCGACCATCTGGGATTCTACCGCAGGGATGCATGGACCGACCCGTATGGATTCATCTCGCAGAAGAGCGCTGCGGAGTTGTCGTTCGTCGGCGACGACGACCATCAGGGCGTGGAGATCGCGACCCGTGGCGAGCACGTCGAGCAATGCAACTTCCCGCTGACGTGGGAGTGTGGCATGCAGGTCTATCACAGCGAGTGGGGACTGGGCGTGATCCACAATCCGAATACGGCTGTTGCCGTCGAGGTACATTACGGTGTGCGTATCGTCGGAGAAGGTGCAACCTATTCGCTCTCCGAGGGTGGAGCGTGGGTTGCGGGCGACCGGGAGATAGTTCGGGAGATGAAGACCGGAAGCGAGGAGAATATGAAGATCGAGATCGACGGCATCCCGTGCGATGGTGAGTGGCAATTCTTCTTCCGGCAGACGCTCATCGGTCGCGTTACCTCCTACGGCGGACGAGAGGACGGCACCACGTCGGGACGGACCTCGGGACATCTCGAAAGCGTCGCTTTCCGTAACATGAGCCTTACGATCGACGCCGGAGATCGTTACGATGCCGGACTGCATTACGAGGCGCTGGTCAATCCGGCAAACAACGTCGATATGGGCATCACATTTCCCGTGGGCGACATTCCGGCCGTGCCGAACGACCGGCTGCTTTACTCGCTCTACTACCTCGACGCGGCGGGCAACCCCACGCGCACGTGGCACACGAAGGGTCGCCGCGATTTCGGAACGCTCGTAGAGCACGTCGTGCAGGGAGCGCTGCGCTTCCGCCAGCGGCCGAGTCGCCGCATTACGGGCGAGCTCTTCACCGGTGCGCATCTGGACATGAACACCGTCGTGCGCGACGACAAGTTCCTCCATGCGGCCTACGCCGTAAATTCTCTCGAACTCAATGCGCTTGACGACAGTTACGATTGCGAACTGGTCGAGATGCCGGGGTTACTCGCGACGGAAACGCCGTCCGAAGGCGACGACTGCATCGAGGTTGCCGCGTTGTCGTTTACGGTCGGCAAGGTGATTCGTTGTCTCAACCTGCTGCTGTTGCAGGACGCTTCGCAACAAGCGGTTTATCTCTTCGATGCAGCGACCCGCTCCGTGCGCGAGATCTACCGTTGCGACGAATCTTTTGCGATGTATGAGGCCGACGAGGGGTTCGTTACGGTCGAGGGGCCGCGGCTGTGCTTTGTCGATTGCAGGGGCATCGTACAACATCTCCTTGATCTTGGCGAGGCGTATCACTACCCGGCCACGCGGATGGACGGCTACTTCCATATCCTGAAGGAATACCGTCAGTATGTCGGGCCGCGCAGCACATCGGCTTCGGCCTCCGACGACGCCTATTGGCGAACCTACCGCTACCTGAACCGACCGGAGTATCCCTATGACGAGGATGATGCCTACCATCGTGGGCCGAACACCACGGGAACCTCCATGTCGGGCGAAATCCTCGAACTGCGACGTACGGCCGACACGCTCGTGATCAATACTTCGCAGTACGCCTATCTGCATGACCGCCGCTTCGACAAGCCCTGCATGATGCAGCGGTTGGAGGTCGGCGCGCGGATCGTAACCATCTCGGACCGTCTTCTCGGAATGAATCTCGGCGAGGAGTTTCTCCTCTATCATCGGGATTCGATTACCGGACGCACGCTGCTGCAACGCCGAGCCGGGCCGGTCGACTGTGCCGACCAGACTTTGAGCGAGGTGGCCGTGGCGCGCGAAGGCATCGTCTCGCTCATCGGGCTCGACGACGGCTCGCTGCGCGGTATGAAAAACCGGGCAGGAGCCGGGCAGCCGCTTGTCGGACTCTTCTATATCTGGGGCGATCTCTACCTCATACGCGAACGCTCCATCCACAAATACATTCCCTGAATCATGGAGACACTGAGCCTTATTCTGAACTTCGTGCTGGCCAGCGGACTGGCCGGCACCATTCTCTTCTTCCGCTCGAAACGGCGCAAGGCCTCGGCAGAAGCCGACTCGGCGGAGTTGGAGAACACCGAGAAGATCGTGGCCATCCAGTCCGAGCAGATCACACGGCTGGACGGCCGCGTGGAGAAACTCGAAGAGAAGGTCGACAAACTCGAAATCATCATCGAGCACAAGGATGTGGAAATCGACCGCAGCCGCATCATCATCCGTCAGGCCTACAAGTGCGACACGCCGCCCGAACACTGTCCCGTGCTGATCAAGCGGGCCGAGATGGAGCGGCGGCGCAAGGAACACGATACCGCAGAACCGAAACGACCGTAAGATGACACGAGGACTACGCAACCGCAATCCGGGCAATATCCGCCGCTCGAAGACCCGCTATCTGGGCGAGGTGACACCTTCGCGCGACGCAGCCTTCAAACAGTTCGAGACGATGGCGTGGGGTTACCGTGCGATGTTCGTGCTGCTGGACTCCTACCGCCGCCGGGGATATGGCACCCTGCGTCAGATGATCGCACGCTACGCTCCGCCGGTGGAGAATCATACCGAAAACTACATCCGCTGCGTCGCCACGTGGTCCGGCGTCGATGCGGACGAACCGCTCGACACGCACGACCGGGCGACCATGCTCGCCGTTGTGGCGGCGATGAGCCGCATGGAGAATGGCCGCGAAGCCGTGATGTCCGATGTCGAAGCCGGGTGGACACTCTTCATCCAACACAAACCATAGACCCACCATGTCCCGAAGAATCGCCGACCTCCTTATCAAGATCGGAGCCGACTCCTACGAATTCCAGCAGAAGGTGCAGCAGGTCGAACGCGACCTCGGCTCGCTCGAAAAGCGGCTGACCTCGCTCGGCAAGTCCCTCTCCGTGAAACTCACGGCACCGCTTGCCGCACTCGGAGCCGTGGCATTGAAGAATGCCGATACGCAGCAGCAGGCCGAGCAGCGTCTGCTCACGGCACTCAAGGGGCGCACCGACATCCAGCAACGGCTTATCGCGCAGGCAGCCGAATTGCAGTCTCGCTCCGTGCTGGGCGACGAGGTGGTCATCGGACAGCAGGCCTATCTGGCTTCGCTGGGGATGACCGAGGAGCAGATCGGCCGAGTGATCGAAGCCTCGGCGCAGTTGTCCGCCGCTACGGGGATGACGCTCGACAGCGCCGTGAAGAATCTCGCCAAGACCTTCGGCGGCCTGACCGGCGAGTTGGGTGAAAGCATCCCGAAACTGAAGGAACTGACCGTCGAACAGCTGAAGAACGGCGAGGCAGTGGACTTCATCCTCGAGAACTACAAAGGATTCGCCGAAAGTGCCGCGCAAACGGCACTCGGACCGTTGCGCCAGTTGAACAACGCCTGGGGCGATTTTCTCGAACAGATCGGCGCCGCGATGATGCCCTTTGCCACGAAGGTAACCCGGGCGCTGACCGTCGTCGTGCAGATGCTGCAGTCGCTCTCGCCCGCCATGAAGCAGGTGTTGGTCGTCGTGGCGGGACTGGCTGCAGCCATCGGACCGCTGTCGCTCGGAATCGGAGCCGTCATCAAGGTACTGCCGATGCTCTCGGCCGGACTGACCGCCCTGCTTTCACCCGTTGGACTCGTTGTTGCGGCAATCGTCGCTCTGGGTGCGGCCTTTGCATATGCCCGTATCGAGAAGCAGAAGATGATCGACGAGATGGCCGAGAGCGACTCGCTCGAAGAACTCGAACGCAAACTCCGCGACAACCTTGCCCGGCAGAAAGTCGTCATCGACGAAACAACCCGCACGCGGCTTGTGCCCAACTTCGGCGGTCTGGTGGCTGGATTTACCATCCAGAAAGTTCCCGACGAGTCGCAGCTGGCTCCATTGCGCAGGGAGTATGAATTGCTGACGGCTGCCATCGAGAAGAAGCGCGAAGCGGAGAAGAAGGCTGCCGATGCGCAGGCAGAGATGGACCGCATCACGGAGCAGGCCCGGCAACAGACCGAGGAACTGATGGCCTCGATGAATGCGGCAGCAGACAACACTGACCAGACGACGGGCATCATCGGACGACTGCAGAAGCAGATAGAGGAGCTTGAAAAGCGCAAACTTCTGCCCGAATCGACGCTCGAGGATATTGCTGCGGCAAATACCGAGATTGCCCGTCTGCGCGAAGAGTTGCAGCGAATCCAAAACCTTACACCCGGACAACTGGTCCGACCGACCTTCGGGCCACTGCTCCCTGAAGGCGTGGATCTCGAATTGCCCGCACCTGAGTTGAAGATGACCAATCTGGCACCCGTAGCGAGCGACTGGTCACGGCAGATGCAGCTCCTGTTCGCTTCGGTCCGCGAAGGCCTTTACGGGTGGGCCGATGATACGGAGAGCCATCTCGGTCAGAATCTTCTCGATACGGTGGCGATGGTCGACAACTACACCACGGCGCTGACGGCCCGCGGATGGTCGTTCTCCGCGGCACTCGAACATGTACACGGTGCCATCGCCGAGGTGATGCAGCGTTTCGACCAGCAGGTCTCGAAGTTCATGGCTGACAGCATCGTGGCAGCCGCTGAAGCCATCGGGCAGGTTATCACCGGGGATCTTGGATTCGGCGGGTTGATGAAGGCTATCCTGACGCAGTTCGCCTCCTTCCTGAAGAACATCGGCACGCAGCTCATCGAGTTTGGCGTGATGATTCTGGCCTTTAAGTCGGCGTTGCGGTCGGTGCTGTGGAATCCCTGGGCGGCAATCGCCATCGGTGCGGCGATGGTGGCGGCCGCAGCCGTGATGACGGCACTCATCAACAAGAACGCCGGCGACAGCGTCCCGGCACTTGCGAACGGAGGTCTGGCCTACGGACCTACCTACGCCATGGTCGGCGACAATCCCAATGCCCGCACCGACCCCGAGGTCATCGCCCCGCTGTCGAGATTGCAGTCAATGCTCCCAATAGCAGGAGCCGCACAGCAGATACAAATAACCCTTGGCGGTCAACTGACTGCCAAGGGTCGAGATCTGGTCTATGTTCTCGGCAAGGAGAACTTCAAATCAGAGGTGCTGGGCAATTATAATTTATGAACAGGCCAAAGGGTCTCAATCTTTTTATAATTATCCATTAATAGAAATTTATCTCGACCTATAACGTTTATTAATTCATCAGGGAATTGTATTATATCATTATAGTCATTCAATATAACGAACGCAATATCTGAATAATCAAATTCTAAGTCATTTGGGACTCTCCATTCTCGTTCGTGTGTATAATCACATTTTTTAAATTTAGTTTTTTCTTTTTGTTCTTTTGTTGCATACTCTGGCCAGAATGGTGTAACAAAAGTCATCGCATCATTGCTCCATTCTTGTTGCCTAAAATAATCCGGCCTTACATAATAGGCTGGAGCTCCTCCTTTTGCAAATATAAATTCTTTAGTAAATCCTACACCATAAGGAGAGTATTGCTTAGTATGTTCCACTAAACTTGTCCACGGACATTCAGTTAGACATACAGCCTTTAGGGCTCCTGTCCATGGTAAAATAGATGCTAAGATTTTTTTATCTCTTAATATGTTTTCAAGACGCTTTATCGCTGGAACTCGCATGTAAGGATTTGTCGGATTATGAATATCCTTATATCCTTTAGGAAATTTATTAGATGTAAAATGCGCTAAATAAGAAGATATATCAGGACGGCTCATAATAGAAATTTTTATGCAATATAAAAAAAAATATTGCAATATCGAAGAGCATGTAAATAATTTGTGCGTATTAGATTTGTTATTGATAAACATTAGGGACATTATCTCATCCGAATAGTTCGTACAAACATTATTTTTATGAATAATTATGACTGATATCCGCATCAAAGACCTGACGAGTGCCGCGGGGCAGTTGGATGAATTCGACAAGTTCGAGTTCATCGTCGATGTGCCGTCGGCCGAGGCGTCGATGAAGGTCTCGGGCAAGGAGATCAAGGGTGTAATGGCTCCCAAGCAGCATATCCATGCCCTTGCCGACGTGTCGGGCCTGACCGGTGAGCTGGAGAAAAAGCTGGACAAAAAGGGCGGCGCAATCGCGGGTGACCTCTCCGTCATGGGCGACACCTATCTGCGACGGTTGCATCTGGAAGAATTTCTTGAGGTTCCCGAATACCGTTACAACCGGGTCGAGACGCTCGTCGGCGACAAGTGGTCGGCTCCGGGATGCGGCATTGTCGCAGCGGTTGTCGGGGAGGTCTGTACGCTGACTGTCAAACTGGAGGAGGGCGAAGTCGGCACGCTCCGCGAAAACGACCTCTGCATGGGCATCTTTCTGAATGCCGCGACAGACGACGTAACAGGCAGCACCGTTGATTCGGACGACTCGTTCGGCAATCGCACCTATGCCGGCTTCACAACCTGCTACTTTCGTCTTGTGGAGTGCCTCGACCCGATAAATTACAGCGAATGGCGCTACGAGTTGCGCGACGGTTATCCCGTCCATCCGCAGGTCGCGATGCACTTCGTGGCATTCGGCAATACCTCCGATCCGGAACGTCAGACCTCCCGTTATGAGACCCGCACCTACATGCGCTTTCTGGTCGGCATGAACGACTGGAGGATCCGCACGGAGAACATTGCCGCACAGTTCGGCGACCTCTCGAACCTTGCGGCGCACGGACTCGACATGACCGGCTATTCGGCCTATCTGAAGAATATCTATCTCACTGGTTTTCTATCCGACCGCACGGGCGACTCATGGTTCGATTCCGCCACGGGCGAGATGCAGCTCTTCAACCGCACGACCGGTTACGGGGTTTCGTTCCGCGATGGCGTATTGCGTCTCGGACACATCGACCCGGCGAAGCCCGGCAGCGGCACCGACTTCGATGCGTTGCTGCAAAGCATTTCGGAGACGCAGGAGGTACTGCGGCAGATCAACTCCGATGCCTGCGTTTCACCCGTCGAGAAATCGTTTCTGCGCGAACGTGGACAGGATATCCGCAACGAGTATGAACAACTCCGTGCCGAGGCGCTCATGCGCATCAGTACGGAGGGCTATCGCTTCGTCGACGGCAAGGTCCTCACCGCAAACGGGCAACGACGTGTCGTCCGACTGTTGAACGACGAGTGGATGCCCTACGAGGAGGCTTTTCTGGCGGCTGTGGCGGCCATCGAGCACTATACGCAGGCGGAGCCCGAGTTCATCCCCATCGGCGAAGATTTCGCCGCGCTGGAGCGTTACTATGACGCCCGTCGGGAGATTGCCGGAGTGTTGAACCGGGCAACGGAGGCTGCGAGCGATCTGGCCTATTTGCGGGAGAACTTCCGCGATATTTCGACCGAAATAGACGGAACGAGCGGCGTGGTGCTGTCGGGATTCGTCGGCGTGAAGGATGCCGGTAATTCGAAGGTTGTGGCCGGCATGGCCGGGGTCGAGATGGAGGGAACAACTTCCGGGAAGCACGGCAAGCTGATGCTCTTCGCCGGGGCCGACGGCATACGCAACGCGGCAACGGCTACAACGCGCATCTACGAGGATGGGCACATGGAGGTCGGCAGCGGCATCTTCAGCGGCTACTCGAAGGTACTCTTCAAACAACTCGACGAAGAGGGTACGCTCTACGATGCCGCGACTCGCAAATACACCGTCGACCGCAACTTCAACCTCGTGATCCTCGGCGAGCGGTATGAGGAGTATCTCTTCTGGCTCAATCTGCCCTCGTCGGCCGACTTCATCGGCAGCGTACTGAACCTCTACGATTCGCCCATCCGTACCCGCAGTGCCGCCAATCTGATCCTCGCGGTCGATGATCCGCAATCGGGAATCGTAACCACTCTCAAACGGGGCCTTTACGGCTTCGAACCCGTCCCGCGCATCGAGACCTACGGCGGGGTCATGCAACTGCTGGCCGTGCCTACGATCTATCCCGACAAGTGCATGTGGCACGTAACGTATCAATACATGACCGAATTCAAAATCTACGAAGCATAAACACTATGGCAGAGACAACCATCGAGGGCATCACGCTCTCTCAGTTACCGAAGGTAACAACCATGGCCGCGAATGATCTGATGGAGATCGACCGCAACGGTACGGGCGCCGCCGTGAGTTACGCAAATCTGGTCGAAGCGATGGCCGACTCGCTCGGACTCGCCGGCGTGGCGGAGGCCCTGGAACAAATCATTGGATAGCATATGGCTGCAGACTTTACTACTCTTGTTACGAGGCTCGACTCGGTACGTCAGACCCTGGTCGCCACACTCCGCACGAAAGGTGTCGATGCCGCAGCGGACGATTCGCTGACCGTGCTGGTCGGCAAAGCCTCGCTTGTGGACAGCACGAGCGGCATGAACCAGATCCGCAACGGATACCAACTCTTCCGCAACAATACGACGATGGTCGCATTTCCGGAATTCGATACGGCATCGTTTGATTCGATGTACCAGATGTGTTACGGATGTTCGGCCCTGGAGCGCGTGCCAACGCTCAGCACCTCGCTTGTCGGAAACATGATGTATATCTTCTATGGATGTACGAATTTAGTCGAAATCGGCGGGTTGGACACTTCGCTCATCACCTCGGCATCGGAGATGTTCCATGGCTGCAAAAACCTGCAACGTATCGGCGGCGTACTGGACTTCTCGAATGTCCAGTCGCAGATTGATTCGACATTTGTCTCCTGCGCGGCACTGGAGGAGGTGACCTTTGCCGGCAGCATACATGTCGATGTGGCCGTGAACGGCTGTCCGAAACTGACGGTCACATCTTTGCTGTCGCTGCTTAATGCGCTGGCACCAGGTGTCACCGACAAGGAGTGCCGCATCGGCTCCAGAAATCTCGCAAAACTCACAGCCGAGCAGCAGACCATTGCCACCGACAAGGGGTGGACTTTGGTCTGAATATGATTTATTCTTTGATTTCCGCCACTACTCCCCGATTGTCTGGATCAGTTGACCATTGTATTTGCCATATGGTTCCCAATTTCTTATCCATCAATAAAAAAGTATACATATTTTGTGTTGGATACAGTTCAAATCGTCCGATGTTTGACAATGCACCCCAATCTTCGTCCCATGATAATCGAACGGAAACAAATTGAGACTGAATTCTGCTATTGCTATTTATGGCATACTGAACCTGCCATACGCGTCCGGTCTTGGTATCCAATTTCAAAAAGGTCCACATGTTTTCAGTTGGATACAATTTGTATCTTTCGGCCATTTTGCTCTCATTTGCATCTATGGCCGCAGTCGTTGCCATATATATGGCATCTTCCAATCGCTCTTTTTCAGAGGTCATTGCAGTTATGGAATAGGAGTGACCCATATTTATTGAATCCGTTGATTCTGTCGGATTATTTTCTTGTCCTGCAACTTTGATTGAGGACAGAAGTAAAATAAAGAGGAGAATATTCTTCATATTTTAAGGTTTTGGAGGTTTTAGATTAGTTAGACAGAGCGGGTTATTATGGAATAAACGGACTTAATTTTCTTTTAACGACTTCGATATCGTGGGCTCTGTCTCTTTTAAGTCGCTTGGAGGATCCAAAATCACTATAATGGATCTCGACCAGATGGATTTGGTGACGGCTCAATTCATCTCGACGCCGCTGGTCGTATATTCTGCGTTGTTCTCCCCGTGAGACACCACTCACGGTCTCCTTTCGATCAAAAAAAGGCGCAGCCTCGGTATGCTGGGTTTCACAATACTCGACAACCAAATTCAGTTGCTCGTAATAAGCATCAACCGGTAGTTTGCGCCCCGTGTCCCCTCTCAAGAACTCAAATCGATGCTGTTGTAATGCAGTCTGTCCAAGCACCTCATTACACAATCCAATCACGTAATATTCATCGGAATTTTGGCGTTGTCGCTTCTTGTTCGGACCATTCAAGATTGGGGTTGCCTTAGATGATGAAGTGGGCGTTTTCAAAGAGTCCGCGATAGAAACAGCCCGTAGTCTACGTGAATTCAATGCGGTAAAAAACCAATTAACATTACACTCCTTCCGATCCGCAATCACATATGGAATGAGGTTTAACGCCTTTTGCTGATCCAGTTCCCGAAGCAAACTTCTAATGGGTAATCCGTTTTTATGATCTGCCGTAAAAATGCCCTCCCTGATGAATAACGGCATCAGATCTTTGGCAGCAACCCGACGCGGATTGCCCGGATCGTCAAAAAAACGCCCGACAACTTCATTGATTTTACGTATTTTCTCAGCCTTATCCATAAGTTCTTCAAATATCCCGACAACGATTCTTCTGCGAATTGTTATCTACAAATTTATGAATTCTGAGGAGGAATAACAAATTGAAGTACAATTATCAGCAGAGCTGCTTACCAATCGTCAAAAATTCGTATCTTTGATAAAAATATGCCGTTATCATGTACATCATAGATCTGCCATCGAATAGCTTGACAAAAATTGAAAAAACATCCTTCAAGGCGCTAAAACTCGAAGAACGTAAGCACCTGCAAGAATGGATTGCCAAGGAGCCCTCTTCGCTGGGTGAGGACCTGTTGATTATACAAAAAGAGTTTGACGGCTTCTCGGACACCCGGGAACGACTGGATTTGCTAGCCCTCGACAAGGACGGCAATCTGGTTATCATTGAAAACAAGCTGGATGATTCGGGGCGAGACGTAACATGGCAGGCAATTAAATATGCCTCCTATTGTTCAAGTCTAACCAAACAGGACATTATCGATATCTATCAGAAATATCTGGGGAGTACAGCCTCGGCCGAAGACTCCTTGTCCGATTTCTTTGACGGCCGCGATTTATCGGATGTGGAAATCAATGTCGGGAATAGTCAACGAATATTTTTCGTTGCTGCACACTTCCGCAAGGAGGTGACCTCTTCGGTAATGTGGTTATTGAATTTCAACCTGCGCATCAAATGTTTCAAGGTGACGCCCTTCCGATATAACGACAAAATACTGCTCGAATTCGACCAGATCATCCCAATCAAGGATGCTGATGATTATACAATTAAAATTGCCTCCAAGGCTCAGAGTGAGAGTCAAAATGCCGAGGCTTCAAAAATCCGCTCATCCAATCGTCGAAATTTCTGGTCGGAGTTTATCGACTACAGCAAGGCAAAAAACGGATTGTATGCAGGTTCTGCAGGAACACCTGACAGTTGGCTTGGGAAATCCATAAAAGGTCTTCCCGGTGTAAATATCAATATTTGCATCCACAGCAGTTTTACCAGAGCAGAAGTTTATATCAATTCGGGAGAAAAAGTTGAAAACAAGCAAATTTTCGACAAGATGCTGGCTCACAAATCTGAACTTGAAGTTGAAGTGGGTGAAGTTATGACATGGCAGCGCATGGATGAGAAAGTAACCTGCCGGATATGTATCACCAGAGATGATTTGTCTTATTTGAATCCCGACGATAAGGAGGCGATCTTCTCATTTTTGTTAGATACGACCAATCGCATGATGAAAGCTTTTACGTCGTATGCTCAAAAGTATGCCAAGAGGGGATAACATAAATCGCAGAAAAGGTATGCAGAATATATTCGATTCAGACGGGAATAACCGAATCTGCAATGAGCGAGTTGTATGTTTCAATATCAGCCGGACATGGCAGAATCGGGAGCGAGCCGATTTGTACGAATGTACGAGAAAATATTGGCGACTAAATGGAGCGCGCGCCCGGCATGCCGACTTGGTCTTTGCTGTATGTCAAGGAGTTGTTATCGGCGTATTCAAACCTCATAGTTGGTACCGAACCCAATGTGCAAAATATGCAGGTCGCTGGGAGTTTGAAGGGGAGCAACTGGTTAATTCTTCATATCTGAATTTGAGTCTTATTGAAATGCGCCGGAGACAGAATCCGGTAATGTATATCAACTTGTGAACAAGCGGACTCACAAACGATTTACCTTCTCTCCAATTTTTTAAATTCATCCTCCTCCGGGATGACGGCCAGGCCGCCCCAGGTGCCGTGGAGTTGTCCTATGGCATCGATGTACTCGACCGAGCCTTCGCGTCCGTCGTAACGGCTGTCCTCGCCCGTTAGATGGATGATGCGGATCTTGTCGCCAACTTTCACTTCCATGATTATCGTTTTTTGAGAGTTAATCCAATGTGCGCATGATGCGATGGTAATCTGCCGCCTTGAGCCCGTGAAGCGTGATGTTGATCGACCTGCCATCTGTCGTCAAATGGAAATGCTCGGAACCGTAGAACCGCTCCAAAATGCGGCAGGTGTACATATTCCACTCGGTCCGATGCAGGTTCAAAATCTCGATGTCATCGGCCGTCGCCTCTTGGTGTTCCGCTTCGCGGGCCGCGCAGCGTTTGAGAAAGGCAAGGAACTCATCGATCATCGCAATCCGGATATTGAGTGCCTGCCACTCGGGACCGTATTCATCGTTTCGCTGCATCTCGTCGCACCGCTCAACGTAAAGCGCGCGTTCATCCTCCCACTGTTCGATCATCAGTCCGTACATCATATTATTTTGCTTGAAAGGTTTATTGGTGTTGTTGCTGCTCTTCTAATTTCCAGATTGCGGTCAGCAGGCTGTGGATCTCGTCATTGATGTGCAGGTTGCGCTCCAACAGCGTATCGTAGTCCGACGTACCACGGCGATTCTCTTCGGCCAGATGGAGCAACTGTTGGCGGTTGCGCTCAAATTCGGCTTCAAGTCGGTCGATACGGCTGTTGAATTGCTTTATTCTGGCATCCATAGTTTGCTGTTATTCAATCGTTTGTTACAGTGCAAACATAACATCATCTTTTGAAACGGTCAAGTTGATATTTCGGTATTTATTATTTTTGTTTACAAGCAATTATCTCTTATCATCTAAAGTTAAAAAACAGCCTGTAAAGAGGCTGTTTAGGAGGCATAAGGCTGATTATGCCGGACGTTTTTCAGGAGTCGATTCTGCCAGTTCAAGAATACGTTCAATCATCTTCTTGTGCGAACTGTAGAAGTGACCGTTGTAGCCGTATTGTTCCGAGTAGCGGCCGCCCTCGCAATGCCATCGACGTACGCCCGGGTACTCTACGCCGTCAATGATGGCCACGGCTTCGTAATATGTGGTACGAACCTGCAGCCAGCCCCAGCGACGGTCGTAGCGTTTGCAGACCTGGCAGGAGACCAACTTGTCGGTTACGCGGTATTCAAATTCCACCTGGCGGCGGGTTCCGTTGATGATAACACTCTTCTTCATAACACACTCTCTATTAGTCGTTTGCGTAGAACAAAGATGGCATCACAATTCGGAACTTGCAAGTCTTTTTGCCCTTATTTTCAATATATTACACGGATTATTGAAATCGTTGCCACATGTCTGTTCAACGTCTGAAAACACCCCTTGACAGTCAATCAATAGTTCGTTACGATCCACTCCTCCTGCCGACGGCGAGAGACCTTCGAGGCCGTGATCGTGCGTTCGATGCGATGGATCTTCCAGCCGTACTGTGCGGCGCAGCGTTCGATCCCGGCATGCGGGAACATCGTCAGCATGAACTTGCCGCGCACGGAAGCAAGCGTCTCCAACAGCCGCATGAAATCCGCCTCGTCGAACGTTCCGTTGTAGTGGCCGCAGTCGCTGCCCACATAGGGCGGATCGACGAAATGGAAGGCTTCGGGCATGTCGTAGCGCCGGATGAGATGAACGCCGTCTTCGCACTCGACAACAACATGTTCCAGCCTACGACACAACTCCTCGGTGAAGGCTTCGCGGGCATTGCGGAGTTTCTGCGTCGTGGTCCCCGTACGGTCATATCCGAACGTGCCGTCGATCATCGAGGCAAAGCCCAACTTCGTACATACCCACACGGCCCATGCCCGTTCGACGGGTGTGAAGAAGGTCGGATGGGCATTGATATGCCGTGCATGGGCGTGAATCTCGCGGCTGTGGAGCGTCGCGTCGATCAACTCTTTCAGTGCCGGGTACTTCATCTGCGCCACGCGGTAGAAGTTCACCAGTTCGGTGTTCGTGTCGTTGATGACCTCGCAGCGTACCGGCTTCTTGGCGAAGAGCACGGCGCAGCCGCCGCAGAAGGCCTCGGTATAGAGCGAATGCTCGGGGATGAGCGGCAGGATGTGCTTCAGAAGCATCTGTTTGCCGCCGTAGTAGGAAATCGGAGTTTTCATGATGGTCGGTTTAACGGAGTTTCAGCCACAGGAGAATTAACAGCACAAGCAGCAGGCAGGCAGCCGTCCATTTGAGCCACAACGTGCCGGTCGGATTGGGCCTTTCCTCGAGTGCGGTTTGTTCGTCGTTACGCGCTGCGGCAAGGATGCGGCTGCGGGAGATACTGTCGGAGTACGTGGTTCGGTCGTGTGCCGCAATGGCCTCGGTGTGGATGATGCGACGCACGGCAGGTCGGGACGTTGCGGGAATCTTCGGCGGCGGAAGGAGCGGATTGAGTGTATCGGGCGGCAGGATTGGCTCATCCTCCGAGGACGGAGGCCTCTGCGCCGGTGGATAGAACTCGACGACAGTTTGACGCAGTGTTGCTAACTGTCGCTCGAACTCTTGCCGGATCCGCACCGTGAGGGCCGAGTCCGCAATGCGAATGTCGGCACGTCGGTCGGAGTGCATCTCCCGAAGCGGCGAACAGCTGCATGCCGTCGCGGCCAACAGAATAAGCGTTATTTTCGGATACATCGTTTCATTTCGGTTGCACGTTCCATGCGTTCCTGCATGGTAGGTTCATGAATCTCGCGGGAAGGAACATTCTCCCACGGCAGCGGAAACATCTCGCACATCGGCCGGCGGTCCTTGCGGTCGAGTTGCAGACTTGTCAGCACCCATACGCTCCACCGTTCACGCTCCCATGCCTGACGAACGCTCCGTTCCTCGCGGTGTGCCCAACCAAGCCAGGCATAGCAGAACTCGGCGGGCGTCATCGCCGCAAAAACCTCGGGTGCGAAGCCCATCTGCCCGACGGCCAGGGCGAACCATCGTTCATAACTCAGGGTCGCCGCCGTCCCGCCGTCGGGCGCGGCCGGTTTGGGCCTTGCGGCGCGGTGTCTGTGCGTGCCATCTCGCCCAAACGGTCCGTGAGCGGTGAGATGCTTTCGACGAAGAGGTCCGAGACGGTCAGAATAAGCGTCGGATCTTCGTCGAAGAGGTCCCATACTTCGTCTTCGGTGTAGCGCCGGTCGTCGCCCGCACGTCGGGCTCCTTCATTGAGTCCCGTGGCGGTCAGCGCCACGATGCTGTCGAGCGTCGAGAGAGCTTCGGCCGACGAGACGGTCGAGGCGAAGTCGGCGCCGCGCTGCCGGGTGAATTCATGAATGGCGCGCAGCCCGAAATGAATCGGGTGCGGCGTACCGTGGATGATGATTTCGTTCATGGTATGCGTAGTGTCAAGGTTGCGGGTTGTCGGCAGGGGTCAGATTCCCGCTGCCGGTAAGAGAGTAACTGTACGTGGCGTTGTCGCCTGCGGGCGTCGAGAGCGAGAAGGTCGTGATGTAGGCCTTGCCCGTATACATCTTCACAAGGCCCGTAAGTGGCGACTTGATGACCACGTCGACCAGTTTCTTGGAGAGGACGATGCCTAACAGGTCTTCCGAAGAGTGGGCATTCTCGATCGAGTCGTCGAGCACCACCAGCCCGTCGCCGTCTACCGACCACGAGATGTCGCCCGGAGCCTTCTCCTTGCCGTTGGTGTCCTTCGTGCGCAGCTCCTTCATCTCCAGATCGACCTTCAGCGTGTGCGACGTGGCATGAAGCGTCGTCTTCTCATCCACAAGCAGGATGATGTCCTCGCCTTGGATAATCTTTTTGGTTCCAATGGTTTCCGGCATAAGCGTCTGTTGTTTTGTGTTCAGATGATTCGAAAGGTAAGTGTGATGCCGTGCAGGTCGCCGTCGGCATAGTATTCCGTGGCCGAGGAGCGGAGGTAACTGCGGCGCCCCTCGAACCCGGCGCCCTCCAGCGCCGCGATGATGCGGTGTTTGAGTTGCTCGGCGGCAGCATAGCGGCCGTCACAGACTGCAACCTCAAAGGTGGTCACGTAGCCCGCAATGCCGTGCAGCGTACGGACCGGGGTCTCCTCCGGAACGGTGAAGGCCGCAAACGGTGTCGGCGTGCGGGCATCGACGGCCCCGGCCTGCACGCGCCCCTGCAACTCGGGAACGGCAGACTCGATCAGGGCGATAAGGCGGGTCTTGAAATCGGTCATGGCGATACGGGTTTGAAGTTGCGGACGACGAACCTCTCGACGGCCGCGGCCAGCGCATCGCCGAAGAGCGCTACGGTACGTTCCGATTCCTGCGTGTAGGCAATCTCCAGAAAAGGAACGGCACGCAGACCGCGCACGCTTCGCGTGAAGATCTTCTCGCCGCGTTCGTTTTCGAAGACGAGCAGCCGTCCCTTGCGCGAGGTTCGCGGGCCCTTCGTACCCTCGTGGATGAACTTGCCGTAATATTGGTTTACGGCTCCCTTACGTTTGGTGCGCTCGAAGACCGGTTTGACGGCAACATCCACCTCCGACCTGGGCGCATTGCGGTCGCGGAAGCGTACGATGCGCAGTTGCCTGCGCAGACAGCCCGTGCGTACCGGGACGCGACCCTTTGCCGTGCGGAGCATCGGTTGTGCCGAGGTGCGCAGCGCCGTAAGCAGCATCCTCTTCTGCATGTTATTGGGCAGTTGGTCCATAATGCGTTTGGCTTCGATGTAACCATCAACTTTCAGTGTCAGCATCGCTCTTCTTGCATTTGATGTGAAGTCGCCAGCGGCGCCCCTCGGCGTGAATGGAGGTGATGTGCCGCAGGATTCCTTCGTCGCGGACAATCATGTCGGGGCGCAGGCCGGGAATCCACCGGATTGTATAGACCGCCTCGTTTTCGTGTGCGATACGGCCCGCATAGAGGTTTTCGCGGCCACCGGCTTCGGTATATTGTGCGTAGCAGACGGCCACGCTCCGCAGACGTTGCGTACGATCGTTGTAGGCGTCGCGATCCTCGACGTATTCGAGGATTTCGATTCGGTGGTCAAACATCGCCATATGGGGTTACCCGCCACGGAAGCAGCAGTTTCTCGGCCGTGAGCGGCAGTTCGGAGACCGAACGGCCGACCAGAGCGTCCGATTCGTTGTCGTAGAGCGTACCCAGAATAAGCAACACGGCGGCCCGGATGGCAGGCGGAAGACTCTCTTCGTCATAGCCGACAAGCAGAGTCGCCGAAATCTGCATGCCACCGCAGGAGGCATTGAACGAGAGACAGGCCGTGTAGTCGGCGGCATGCAGTTGCCACAGGTCGTCGGAAAGAGGTTCACGAGAGGCAGTGAGTCGCTCGACAGCCGTCGTCGGGACGGGCAGCCGGAGCGTCGGATGCTCGACGACGTGAAGCGTCGCTTCGATTTCCACTCTCCGCTGCCGGATGAAACGTCCCGTCAGGTCCTCGGCCACGGCAACGGCCATGTCGAGTTTCGCAGCAATCAGGGTATCGTCATGGGTGGCACTGCCTACCCGCAGGTGCTGCCGGGCGAGGTCCAGAGGTATCGGCGGCTCACCGTTCTCGAGAACACGCATCTTCTATGCGGATTTGTGGACCAGTTTGTGAACCGGATGCGTACCGGCATCGAGTAGCACGCCATCGACACGCGCGAAGCCGAACAGTCCGATCGAGAGGTATTCCGCAAGCAGTTCGTTGAGCCGGATGACGCGGAACGACTTTACCATGCGGATGCGATACTTCGACAGGTCGCCGAAGAGTACCGAGGTCTTGCCGGCACCGATGTCTTCCAGATCATCGTTCAGTACATACCCCTTGCCGAAGAGCGTCGGCGGCGTACCGTCGCGCGCTCCTTCCTGCCAGATGTAGCGTCCCGTCGAGTCCTTGATCTTGACCAGCGCCCAGAGCGTGTTGCGGTTGAACATGAACCGGCCGTTGCGCGCATAGGAAGAGTCGACACCCTTGATCAGTTCGATGATGTCGTCAAGCGTGACAGCCGTGGCTGCCGGTGCCGTTTTGCAGGCTGTAGCGGCACCCACGATACCCGAAGGTTTGCCTGTGCCGTTGCCCGAGGTGAGGTCTGCATTGATACCGCGGCCGAACGAGTCGCTCAGCAGTCCCGACAGCAGCGCTTCGAGGTCGAAGGCCGAGTCCTGCAGCAGTTCGAGCGATACGGGGACAATCGGTGTGCGGTAGGTATAGGCCTTGAGGGTTACCGAGCCGAACGACGGCGCCGACTTGGTCGATTGCTGGTACTCGGCCACGACCGTTGCCTTCGATTCCGTGTCGTTCACCGTCGGGAGGATCAGATCGCCGCCCGAGGTCGTGGTGAGGATCGTGCCGGCCTCGAACATGCCGCCGTAGGCTTTCAACGCCACCTCGATGTTCTCGGCAAGTATTGCCGGGACAAGAACGCCGGCCGAAAGTCCGGTGAGGCCGGCCCGCTGCTCGAAGAGCGCACGGCTTTCGGGAGAGACACCCGTGGCTCCGTGCTGCAGGTAGTCGCGGAACGCCGAGCGGTACTCATCAGCCTGCTGACCGGAGCCATTGTCGGTCGTTTCGCGGGCAGCGTATTGACGCTCGGCCTGTCGTCGTTCGATCTCCACGTAACGCTCCTCGGCCTCGACGGTACGATCGGCCTTCTCGTAGTCGGCAAGCAGTTGCTGCCACCGGGCCTCCTCCTCGGAGGTCATTTCGCGCCCGTCGGTTGTCGTGCGCAATTCGTCGATCTGCATGAAGATCGCCGCGCGGCTCTCTTTGAGGGATTTCAGTTTGCTCATAGATTTTTCGTTTCGTTCACAGGCAAACTTAATCCCACCCAGTCGCTCCCGGGCGAAACATTGTCGCAGTTGCCGGGTAGAAAACTAATGCTTCAACTTCAACAGATCTGCCAGACGTTTCCGCGACAGGCTCTCCATTTTGCTGCGGGACACCGATTCCGTCTTCTGCTCGCGCAGCCACTCCTGTTTGCGCTTTTCGAGATGGCGTACAGATGCTTCGGTGGCCGGATATGCTGGGAAGGTGACCAGAGAGACATCCACCACGTGCGAGAAGCGCAGAATCGTCCGCTCGTCCAGATCCAAGCCGTTCCGTGCATCGGCATACTGCCACACGTCCTCCTTCACGCCGAAGCGGAACGAACATTTCGATACGTCGCCACGCCGCACCAACTCCAGCATATCGTTGCCCACGGTCGTATGTGGCGCCTCGAACGCGAAACGTAGCCCGACGTCATCAACCTCCAGACGAAGCGTTCCGCTCGTCGTGCGGGCCAGAATCGCATCGTCGCGGTGATTGAAACACATGATCACGTCCTGCATGTCGCACCCATCGAAAGCACCCCGGGCAATTTTCTCGCGGAACCAGCCCATAATCGGTTCGCTCCAGCACTCGAATTTCGCGGCATAACCGACGATCGCCCGACTTGCCGCGCCCGTATCCCGGCTTTCGATGTGCAGGTCGCCCACGAGGCTCCGGATTTCAAGGCCATCAGCCGGCGTTGTCCTCTTCTCCATATATCGCATGTTTGATTGTCTGCATGTTCATCTGCACGAAATAGGTATCGCCTCCTTCATAGGCGTTCATGTCCTCCAGAGCGCGGATCTCGTTGGCCGATATCGCTCCGACGATGTTCATGTTCTTGTAGTATTCCGAACGGGTCTTGGCGTCGCCGCGTAACAGCCCGTTCAAGCCAAAGAGGAAGTAATATTCGCCGAACTCCTCTTCGCGCAGCAATTTGCGGTTAAACTCCTCCTCGATACGAACCAGGTACGGCATCAGACAGTATTGCACGAACTCCATGCCCTGATGCTCGATGTTGTTGTTCGTGGCCCGTTCGAGGTCGGCAATCATGTGGGGCGGAATACCGTAGATGGTGGCTATCTCCGTCTTCTGGAACTTGCGCGTGGCGATGAACTGTGCATCCTCCGGCGGAATCGAAATACGTTCGTAGGTCATGCCGCCCTCCAACAGCAGTGGTACGTGGGCATTGTGCAGCCCGACCGACTGGGCCAACAGGTCCTTTTTGAGACGCTGGTAGGCCTCGGGCTTGAGCGTCGAGGGATACTTGAAGACGCCCGACATGTTGCCGCCCTGATCGAAAAAGCGTTTACCGTAGAGTTGTGCCGAGACGGAGAGTTGAAGGTTGTCGCGATGCACGGCTATCGGACTTTTACCCTTATAGCCGTTGGTCGAAAGCCCACGCAGGTGAATCATATCGTCGTTCGGAAGCAGTTCTCCCGTGTCGAGCCGGTAGAAGAGTTCGTCGTTGTCGGTGAGCAACGGTTCGACACGCGCCGGATGCAGGAACAGCAGCCGCTCCGGACGATATTGACGGTCGCGGAAGATGCGGACGTAGCCGTTGCCCCACAGCGCACACGATATCATCAGATGGTGCATCAGATCAAAACGTGTGGCGTGGCTGCTGGGAACCTGTACCAGCCGGTGGCATGGATGTCCGTACTGTCGTTCGCGGCCGCGTTCCGTGCGCCGGTAAAGGTGGAGCGGCAATGTCCCTACCGTCTCGGAGAGAATACGCACGCAGGCCCATACGGCCGTAATGTTCAACGCACCCTCCTCGGTGATATACACTTCACGGGTGGCATCGGTGACCGTATCTGCCGAAATGACCTTGTTCACGGCGGCCTCGAACTCGGCCGATGAGATGTCACGCCGCTCTTTGCGTCGCCAGAAAGAAAACCGCTTCATCGAATCTGCTTTGCAGCAAACTTAATGAAACAGCTAGTATTATTATTGAGACATCGCCTCAATAGTACACACAACTATTTAGACGAAGAGCCTCTATTCAACAATAAATTCAATAATTAAATAGTATCGCAAAGTTTGAGTAATCATCTAAATTTCATATTTTTGTTTGCAATAACAAACCAAGGAGTGACAGCAAGATTATTATATAATCTGGGAGATTATGTACGCAAGTACTTCTTTACTGATGAGAAAAAGGGCGAATACGTTTATCCAATTATCGATAGCTCTTTTATAAATCAATATTGCCATTATGCAGGCTTGGAAAAGTCAAACTTTCTCTTGTCCCTAGGTCATGATAAGGCCGTATTTCTAACAGATGACTCGCCTATCGAGGTCGTGCTGGGTATTATTGCCATTCAATTATACGCGGCATCAAAGATGGAGAATGCAGATGGTTTTACTGCGGCTAATTACAGGCAACGAATATGTGAATGCCTCGGTATAGATACTTCGGATTGGCAAAATTGGGTAAAGGACAACCAAGACTACGTTTGGTCCCGCTACTATGCCTGGTGCGAGGACGAATCGTTTCTTATAGACAATCCCTGCCGTTCCCGGGAGGGAAAAGATCGATATGTCCAATATCCCAAGGTCCATTCTGCCCAAGTATTAAATAGAGAGGATCTGAAAAGATTTGCCGCTGAATTCATTGCAAAAGGGATTGTTCCCAATGAGGATTTATCTCAGGATGAGCTATGGAACATCCTTGGCTTTCCCTCAAATAACCTGACTAATCGAGCCAGACGAATTATAGAATCGTCCTGGGGATCAGCGAAAAAGCAGATCTTTCAATATTATCTCTACTGGGATGGAGAGTATAGTGATGCTCGAAAAGCGACAAAACGGGCCGAGAAATCATCATGCATATTAAGACTCAGCCAGGAAGAAGATGAATGGATTCTGGACATATGCAATGAAATCCAACGAGTAAAACAGATCCCTCTTTTC